GTGTGCACCGGCGGCAGGCCCTCGGGGACGTTGGGATTGTCCAGGTGCGAGACCAACAATTCCCCGCTGGCCGGGTCCTGGTACTGGGTTGTGACCCCTTGATGTGCGCTGCGATCGCTCAAACGAAACTGCCAGCGGGTCACGTCGCTGCGCTGCAGGGTGATGACCGCCAAGGCCTTGCCGCTCGCGCTTTGCCCGCCCTGTCGCGGCAGAACCAGCAGCTTGCCGTCGGCCACCTTGGCGGTGCAGTCGTGTTTTTTGGCCACGCGGGTGATGAAATTGAAGTCGGACTCATTGAGCTGGTCCATACGCGGCACCCGGGTGTCGACCGGACACGATGGCTGCCAGCCGTTGCGTACGGCCACATCGCCAACGATCTGCGCCAGGCTGACGTCCTCCCAACTGCCGCTGCGCGTGGTCTTGCCGCTGCCGCGCATGTCGCTGGCCTTGCCGCTGATCACCAGCGTGTCCGGTGGACCGGAAACCGCCACCTCATCCACGGTGTAGCGGCCCATGCGCGTCAGGTCGGCGCCGGCATAACCCAGGTAGATCTCGATGCTCGCGCCACGCACGGGCAGCGACACCGCGCCGTCGCGGTCGTCGATGCGCAGTTCGAACGAATCTGAGGCCATGCCGGGCCGATCGGAGAGCTGCAGCGACACCAGCCGATCATTGATCAAGGTGGTGATGTCGGCGCCATCGGCGACGATGCGGAAAAGTGGTTGCATGTCGGTACCTCAGACAAGAAAAAGCCCGCACGCGGCGGGCTGGGTAACGGGATCAATCCCACAGTGAAATCACGCTGTCTGTCTCGACCACCAGGTCCGGCAGTGTGATCAGCACGCCGGCCCGGAACGGCTGCGGCTCATCGGCCAGGCCCTGATTGGCGGCCAGCACCGCCTCGACGCTGCGGTTCAGGTGGCCGTAATAGTGGTGGCACAGGGTATCGAGCAGATCCCCATCAGCCGTTCTGCAGGTCATCGCCATAACGGACAAACTCCAATGAAAAGCCCTGCTTGCGCGGGATCGCCCCGGGCAGCAACGCGCTTTGCTCTTCGTCAATATTGGTCAAACACCAGTTGCCCAATACCTCCCCATAACCGGTGGTGAGGTTCAGCGGCAGCAATTTGGCACCGATGCTGCGCAGCCTATCCAGCTGCTTCAGCCCACCTTTGAAACTCGGGTAGATCGCGCCCTTGATAGTGATTTTTTCCTCACCCAAGCCCACCGCCTGCTGTGCCGGGCGCCGGGTCAGGCGTTCCTGCGCGGCCCAGCGAAACGCCGTCTGCCGGCGCAGTTCGTCGAAGGCTGCCGTGTCCAGGTTGAAGTAGTACGGTCGCTCATTGGCTTTCAGCGGGTAGAGGATGAGTAGGTGCGGGAATGGCTTCACCGCGTCGGGAATCGGCGACATGTCGCCGGCAAACCATTCCGTGGGGAAGATGTTGCCCAGCGCGGCATTGGCCTTGCCGGCGACCTTGTTGAACGCCGCGCCAAAGCGGCCAATCTGCTCAGTCAACGCGGAAAAATGCTCATCAAACTGGGCCAGTGCGCGCTGGGTCTGGTTGTAGTAGCTGGCCACCTTGCCGATCTTGGTCTGCGCCGAGTTGATTGCACTTTGCAGACGACGGGTCTTGTCGCTCAGGTCCTCGCTGAGAAAGGGCAAGCCTTCCAGCGCATCCGCCGCCCCGCTGATTTCATTGAGCGCGCCATTCATGGGCCCGGTCATCGACTCGATGTCCGTGCGGCCGGCTTCGCCGGCGTCAACCATGTACTTCAGGCCACCCTGCAGGTGCTCCAGGTAGTTTTTTTCATCCGCCATAACATTTCCTCAGCCCACATGGGGCGCATCAAACAACTGGCGGTCACGTGCCTCCCGGGCGAAGTCGTCAAACTGGCGCCGCAGGTACGGCATCATTTCCTGAACGAACTGCGCCGGATCTTTCACATCGCCATGCACCTGAAAAACCGGGGCTGGGGCGAAGGTGAATTGCTGATCGACCTTTGGCCATTCGGGTGTCTTCGCTGCCGTGCTCGACATCAATGCCGCCGCCGTGACCGGCACAGCGGGAGCGTTTTCCATCGAGCGCACGACCGCGCCCACGCCTTGGCCGGCGGCCATGGGCAAGATACCGATCGGTGCTTTGGCCGGCGTGTCCGGCCCTCCAAACAAGGCCTTGCCCATGGTCGCGCCCACGTCACCGCCGCCCCACGCGCCGACCATGCCACCGATCACTCCGCCAATCGCGGTTCCGATCAGTGGGATGATCGAACCGATGGCCGCGCCGGCCGCTGCACCCGCCAAGCCACCAGCCAAGCTACCTGCCGCCTCGCCGTAGCCTTCGGCCTTCTCATCGCGCGTGATCGCGTTCTGGTAAGTGTCCACCACCTGGAAGCCGGCAGCGGCCACCGCCAGCGCCCCGCCCGCTTTCACTCCCCGGGAAAGCCGATTGGCAGAAGCTCTTCGCTTTCGCCCTGGATCACGATCCGGCCCGTCGTCATCCTTCGTATTGGTCACGAACACCCGCTGGACGATGTTGGACCGGTCACCGGCCGAACCACGGGCGATGTTCACCAGCCCCCGGCCGATCTTCAGCGCGGCCCAGGCCTTGCCCAGCACCAACGCACCGGCAGTGAGTGCCGCCAGGCCCAGCACGGCCTTAGGCGTTTCCTCGGATAAGGCGGTCAAGCCACGCGCTGCCGCGCCAATGCCAGTGGCCAGCGCATCTGTCGCCGGACGCAAAGCATCCCCGATAGCCCGCAGCGAATCGTTGAACGCCTGACCGGTTTCGGCCCAGCGTTGTGACGAGGCCTCGCGCCGTTCACTCAGGTTTTTGTCGAGTATGTCTTTGCGCTGGCCATTGGGGTCCGCAGCGTCCCTTTTCAGGTCCGCATACAGTTTTTTGTTCTGGGTGTACGCCATCAACGCGGTCTTGACCTGCATGTCGGCAAACACGTCGCCGGTACGTAGGGTCGCGGCCAGGGCATCGGCCATCGCTTGCGCCTTGGCCGGGTCCGTCTCCTGGCTGATCTGGGTCAAGCCCTGATCCAGCTGTTTGGCCTTTTTGGGGTCGGTCTTTTCCACGTACCGGCGCGCCAGTTCAAAACTGGCTTCAAAGGTCGACAGGCCCTTGCCAATGGCGGCGTTCATCGAGCCCTGATAGTCGATCCCGGCATCGGCATAACCTTTAACGGTTTCCCCTGAACCGATTTTCGCGATCCAGTTTTTCAGGTTGTTCGCCGCCTCATCGGCACTGCCGGCGCTCTTGACCTGCACCTGCAGCATGGCGCCCAATTGCGTCACTGCGTCTTGACCGGTGATGCCGCTGCTGGCCATCTGCGCCAACAGTTCCGGAAACCACTTGGCCATGTCGGCCGCCTCGAAGCTGCCCTGCTGGCCCAGCAGGGCGACCGATGCCAAGGCTTGTTCCATTTTCTGCGGATCGGTGATTTTGGCGTTGTTCTGCATCGCCAGAATCATCTTTGCAGTGTCGGTGCCCGACGCGCCCTGCCCGACCGCAAACTTGGCCGCCACCGGCGCGTACTTCAGCGCTTCGCTCAGATCCATGCCGCCACCGACCAGCTGGTTCACCAGCTCGGCCACCTGGGTGTTGGCCATGCCGGTGTCTTTCGAAGTCTGCACAATGTCGCGGGCGGTACTTACTTCCTGTTGAGTATTGGCGGTACCGGACTTGATCGCGATGTCACGAATGATCGCCTGAAAATCCGCACTGACTTTGGTCGGGACCGCAGCCAGGGTGGTGCCGGCCACCGCCGTGCCAAACCCGCTACGCAGGCTTTCCTGCCCCTCCTGCACCTGCGCAATGCCTTTGGCCTTGAACTCGGCACTGCGCACCACCTTGCCCAGCGCCAGGTACTCCTGACGCAGGCGGCCGACTTCGACCCCCTGCTTGCGCAGACTGCTGGTGTTGGTCTCCAGTTTGCGCAGCAGGGCATCGGCGTTGGCCGCCCCGCTGTCGTGAGCCTTTTTCCATTCATCACGCAGGCGTATGGTTTCGCCGATGACTTTCTGCAAGCCCTTGGCGCGCGTGGTTTGCGCCTCGAGCTTTTTCATTTCGCCGCTGACGTTCTTGAAGGCGGCGCCGAGGGATGAATCAACGGCACCGCCAATCACCAGCCCGAGCGAGAGTTTGTTCGCCATGCAGGGTACCTGTGTTCAATGGGGGATGGGCTCAGTCCGTGAGCCACCAGACCATCTCGGAAAACGACAGGCCCTGGATCTCGGCCGCCGAAAAATTCAGCTCGACGGCCAAGCGTTTGGCTAGAACTTTTTGCAACTTGGGGTTAAACCCCGTCGTCTGCTCCCACACGAAAATAGGCGGTCTGCAGACGACGGTAATCACGCATCAGCAGCCCCTCCAGATCCGCGCGACCGATGCTCGCCAGGCTGCAAAACAGGACCATTTCCTGTTCTTCTTCGTTGCTCCCGCCCTGCAAGGTGGCGGCGCGCATCTCGCGTACCGTCGGCTCACGCAGGGTCAGCTTGTCGACCTTGATGCCATTGGCCTCGCTCGGTCGGGACAGAGTGACGGTGGCAATGCCATCGCCCAGTTGCAGCCATTTGGGCAGGACGTTGTCTTTTGCGTTGCTCATGGTGGTGCTCCTTACATGCCCAGGGCAGACCGCACGGCGGCCAGTTGGTCGACGCCGTCGATGACGCGAATCGAGTTGAGGGGATCGATTTCAAACATGACGCTGCCGTCGATCTCCAGCTTGTAATAGGTCACGGCGACGGCGTATTTGAACTCGCCTTTTTCACCCGGTTTCCAATCCCCCGGGTCGACTTCCTTGAGGCTGCCACGCAGGGTGGCGACCACCGACTTGACCACACCTTTCTGGCCCTTGAAGGCACCGCGGAACGAGGCGTTGAACCCGGTCAGGTCGGACTGGCCGAAGAACTTCAGCACCTCGCGGCGCACACCATTGGTGAGGAAGCTGGCTTCCAGCTTCTCCATACCCATGTCGAGTTCGACCGCCGCGTCCATGCCGCCCGCGCGGTATTCGTCAGTCTTGAGGGTCAACTTGGGCAGGGTCAGGCTCGGCACGTCGCCTTGCAGGCTGATGCCGTCCACGAACAGGTTGGTGTTGTAGAGCACTTCCGGAATCATAGAGAGGCCTCCTTAGGCAGCGGTGTCCAGCACTTCAGTGATCCACTGATCGGTCACCTCCACGCGGAAGTTCGGGTTTTCGGCCGGCGGCACATCGGTGAACCGGATGTTCCAGTACACCTTGCCGTCGCTGAGTTCGCTGGAGGTGTTCAGCTCTTCGTCGGCATAGACCTCAAAGTTGATGATCGCGCCCTGATTCTTCAGGTCGCGCATGAACGCCTGCAGGCCTTCGGTCACGTCCTTGACGTAGGTCGCGGTGATCGAGCGGTCGACGGCCCACTTGTGCGCGTAGAGGATGGCGTCCATGACGATATCCAGCGTGCGCACGCGGGTGACGAACTTCCATTTCGGGTCACTGGACAGTGTGCGGTTGCCCCACAGCCGGTACCCGTCATCACGAATGATCGTGGTGATATTCGCGTTGTTCAGCACGTTGGCCCGGCAGGACGCATCGCCGTCGAGAAACTCGATCGGCCGCGTGGTGCCGGTGATGCCGACAAACTCCTTGTTCGACGGCGAAGCCCAGAAACCGTAGGTGGCATCGGTCCAGGCAAACAGGCCAGCGGTCCAGGCCGAGGCTGGTGCGTTGACGGTAGCGCTGGTTCCGGTGTCCCAGAACTGCACGCCCGGGTCGACCATGTAGGCGTGTTTGCTGCCGAAATTTTCGGCATAGGCGATCGCCACTTCGTCGGTGGTGTTCGGCCCGTCGAGGATGGCCATCGCCCGCATCTTGTCGCCCAGCGCCACCAGCTCGGTGGCCACCGCCAGTGTCGCCGAGTACCCCGGCGTCACCAACAACCGTGGCTGCGCGTTGAACTTGCTTTTGCCGTTGAGCAACGCCTGCATGCCGGTCCGGCTACCGTCGGCCCAAACCCCGCCGATGATCGCTGACAGCTGCTCAGCCGGATCCTCCAGCACCGGCACGCCGACGGCGACAATCACTGCCTTGGACCGCTTGAAAATGGCCTTGCAGTCCTGGGTGATTGCAGCATCCGGGCCCCAGGCGGCAACCGCTTCGCTTTCGCGGGTGATCAGCAGCAGTTCGTTGGCGGCGGCAGTGGCCGGCGGCCCCACGGTGAAGGTGTTGCACAGGCCGATGATCGACGCGGACGGGGTGGCGATGTGGCGTGCCCCGGTATCTACCAGGGTCACGGT